TTTTGGAAGTCCTTGCCAAGATTTCTCATTGGCAGGAAAGCGAAAGGGGATGGAAGGACAAAGAAGTTCTCTTGTCCTCGAAGCAATCCGTCTTATTAGCGAATGCCGACCAAGTGTATTTATGTGGGAAAATGTTAAAGGAACATTCTCCTCAAATGATGGCGCAGACTTTTGGGCGATTATCCAAGCCTTTGCCGACATTGGGGGCTATCGACTTGAATGGCAACTGCTTAATACAAGTTGGTTTCTACCCCAAAATAGAGAGCGCATATACCTTGTCGGATATTCTACAACCACAAGTGGGGGAGGAGTATTTTCTATCGAAGAAACTAATCTCCGCGCTGATGAACCGATCGGGAACATTAGATGGAACACATCAGGTCGCAACACTTCACATTCACGAACAATAAGAAAAGATATTAGCAAGATGGGTAGTGGCGATACATACATCAAAGTAAAGAGCGCAACATCCAATGGCTACGAGCAAGCAGGGGTAGGAGATAGCATCAACTTTTCTCAACCTAATAGCGAAACTCGCAGAGGTCGTGTAGGAAAACAGAAAGCGCAAACGCTTGAAACGAGCTGCAATCAAGCAGTAGTAGATGGCTACCGAATCCGTAGGCTAACCCCTGTTGAATGCGAACGCTTACAGGGATTCCCCGATCAACATACGGCCTATGGCAACTACGATGGAGAGGTGAAGCCAATGAGCAACACCCAACGCTACAAGCAATGCGGTAACGCAGTAACGGTTGACGTAGTTGCAGCAGTCGCTAAAAAATGCATACCTTTATTTAATTAACAAAACCAATCTTATGAAAATCATAGAACTACTTGACGGAAGCACTTGGGATATGGAGACAATCCTTGCCAAGATGCAAGATGATGACTTTTACTACGGGGTACTGGGCAAGAACGCCCTGTCATCCTCTGCTTGCAAGCTGCTGCTTACATCACCCAAGACGTATCACTACGTCACGAAGTACGGCAGCGAGGACTCCGATGCGTTTGCGGTAGGCAGACTCGTTCACCTTATGGCTCTTGAGCCGCACCGCGTAGCGGACTACGAGGTGATTGAGGTGCAGAGCAAGAATGCAAAGGCTTGGCAGGATGCAAAGGGCAAGCGTAACCTATGCACCCGCAAGGAGTACAACGAGGCGCAACGTATCTCTGATGCGCTCCTGCGCAATGAGAACGTACTTGGCCTGCTCACAGGCTGCGAGTTTGAAGTGCCAAAGATTGGTATGATTGGCGGCCTGCCCTTTAGGGCGAAGGCTGACATCTATGCAGATGGGTTCTTGGCTGACTTGAAAACAACAACCGACCTACGAGCATTCCCTTATTCTGCAAAGAAGTACGGATACGATGTACAGGCATTTATCTACACCCGATTGTTCGGAGTGCCGATTGATAAGTTCTTCTTTGTCGCTATTGACAAGGCAAGCCTTGACATAGGCATCTACTCTGTAAGCCCCGAATTTGTGGCAGAGGGGGAGCGCAAGACTATGGAGGCAATAGAATTGTACAAGCAGTTCTTTATCTTGGGTGAGGACTTGGATTCGTACACAATAGTAGGAACCTTATGACCGACATCACTAAATGCACAGGCGAGGGCTGCGCCCTCAAAGAAACGTGCTACCGCTTCACCGCCCCTACGGGAATGTATCAGTCGTTCTTTGTTGGCATACCAATCAAGAACGGGCAATGTGAATACTATTGGAACACCAACGAGAAATGAAACCTAAATTCAAATTAGTTTGTGCAGCAGGCACGTATGAAGCAAATTCACTATGGTCAATTATTGTTGAAGTTCTAAAACATAGGTTTTGGCATTTAAGGACTTATGGTAAATGGATGGACTAACCTTTAATACCAACGAGAGATGCAAGACCAATTTATGAGGATAGCAATGGCGCAGCTCCGTAGCACCTACCCCTTCAAGCCCCAACGTAGAGCAGTAGCTGCTCGGATGTGGGTAAGGTATTTAGAGCGAAATGAGAAAAGGTAAGGCATCAACAATTAGGTATAAAGCCAAGAGGCGTAAAACGAAAGGAATGCCTAAAGGCTACGCTGCGAAGTGTCTTGCTGAACAAAGAGAAAAGGAGAGACCACCAATAATGAAGCGCAGACCTAAAGACCAACACAACGATTTAGAACACTATGATTAGACCCTTTGTGCTTGCCTTCCACAAGCAGAACTCGGGTGTATCACACCACAGGACATTTGCACCCTTGATATGCCACAAGGATGTAGATGTCTTTTTCATTGAGAAGATTACCGACATTGACCCCGAGATGTGGCCTAAAGTCACGCACATTTATTCTTCACGAACATTCCCGGTTGAGCCGTTTGATGACTTCGTAAAGCTCTGCCGCAAGGAGGGCATCAAGCTAATCGTTGATAACGATGATTGGTGGGTGCTGCCACCTACGCATCCCTTGCAAGGTCTGTACGTTGAGCAGATGAGAACGCGCATCGTGCGGTCTATGAAAGCAGCAGATGAGGTATGGGTAACCAACAAGCACCTTGCCTCAAAGGTTAAGAAGTATAATACCAACATCCGAATCATACCAAACGCCATCAGCGTACCAACGTGGCAGGTAGAGAGAGAGCCAAGCGAAGAAGTGCGCTTCGGGTATATCGGGGGCAACCACCACGCAGCAGACGTAAGGGAGTCCACAATCAACCTTGAAGGCTATCAAGGGTATGTGGCAGAGGTAGATGGTTACCCAGATATTATGAAGGCAAGCCATAGGCTGCCTACGATGCCACCATCACACTATCACAAGCTCTACGAGTTCTTTGACGTTAGCCTCGTACCGCTTACGACATCCGAGTTTGCCAAGTGCAAGTCACACCTAAAGATGTTGGAGGCAGGTTTTAGCAAATGCGCTTTAATAGTGAGCAACACGCAACCCTATTCACCTTATATTACCAAAGACAACTGCATTGCCATCAAGCACCCAAGCGAATGGGCAGGAGCAATCAAGAGGCTAAAAGAAAACCCCAACCAAGTGGCAGACCTAACGGAATCGTTATACGAGTATGTGCAGGACTTCACGATGGATAAGATAAACGAACTGCGATGCTTTACATAGTCACGCCCTGCTCACGACCTCATAACCTTGTGAGGCTAAAACAACATATCCCTGCCTATGCAACGTGGGTGGTGATGATGGATGCTGCTACCGACTTCAAGGGAGCAACAGGCGCATCAGTCACACACTACTCCACACGCACGGGAGATATGGGAAACCCCCTGCGCAATGAGTTCCTTGACTTGTATGCTGACTCCTTTACCAAAGAGGATTGGGTTTACTATTTGGATGATGACAATATCCTGCACCCAAAGTTCCTTGAGGAGTGGAGCAACTTGCATTCCCTTGATTGCTCTATCGTAACGTGGGGGCAAATAGGTAGGCTACGCCCTACCGACCAACCCCAAGTCGGCAACATAGACACCGCCTGTTATATGTTCAAACCCCACGACCTGCCCAACCTACGCTTTGAAATGACGTATGAGGCAGATGGCATCTTTGCAGGAGAAGCCGCAAGGCTCGGTACACTTATCTGCGTAGAGCAGTACCTTTGTTATTACAACGCCTTACGATGAAAAACTCAAAACAAATAGACGGGTGGTTCAACCACCAAGCAGCATACGATTACCTCCTTGCCAATATGCCTGAAGACGGCACGTTCGTAGAGTTGGGTGCGTGGCTTGGTAAGTCATCAGCATACCTATGCGACACCGCAACATACCAAGAAATCACAATCGTTGACACTTGGAAGGGTTCGCCAAACGAACTTACAACCACACATAAACTTGCAACGGAGCAGAATATCTACAATCTCTTTGTAGAGAATATGGGAACTCGCAAGTACAAAGCCATCAAAGCAACATCCAAAGCAGCATCAAAGAAGTTTGCCAACGAATCCCTTGACGTGGTATTCATAGACCTAACACATACGTATGAGGCGGTAAAGGAGGACATCAAGCTATGGCTACCTAAAGTAAAGAAGGGAGGCTACATCGCAGGAGATGACTATCACGAACATTGGAAGGGAGTAATCCAAGCCGTAGATGAACTACTGCCCCGTGCTACGTTCATAGATGACTGTTGGATTTACCAAAGGTGAAAACGCTAAACTCATTGTCGGGAGGCAAGACCTCCTCGTACATCGCAGCAAACTACCCTGCGGATTATGACATCTTCTCTCTTGTAAGAATTGAGGACAAGAACTGTTTATTCCCCGATGCTAAAATCCGCAAAGAGGTAGAAGACAGAATCCAAGCTCCATTCATCGGAACCGCAGAAGATGATATGATTATCTACACTATGCTTGACCTTGAGCAGTACATCGGCAGACCTATCACTTGGGTGACGGGGAAGACCTTTGACCAAGTTGTCTCTCGAAAGGATGGTCGTGTTCAGCTTCCAAACGCTATGCGAAGGTTCTGCACAGTAGAGATGAAGATTCAGCCTATGTTTGAATTTTGGCGTGATAACATCGGTGAGATAGTAGAGACACGAATTGGGTTCCGAGCAAATGAGACAAGGAGAGCTAACTCAATGATGGAGAGAACCGATGCTGACGGAGGGGTTATGAAATTTAAGACAATCGTTGGCAAGCACGAGAATGGAAATAACAAATGGAAATCCATACCGTATCAGATACCAAAATTCCCTTTAATTGAGGCAAATATCTATCGTGACAAAATTGAAGCGTATTGGAGCGATAAGCCCGTTCGTTTTGCTTGGATGAATAATTGCGTAGGTTGCTTTCACAAAACACCTGCCTTGATTAAAAAGATGTGGGACAAGCATCCCAACAAGCTTGAATGGTTCAATGACACCGAGAAGACTGCAATCGAATCATACAAGAACAATCAATGGAATCAAGATGTGACCTACGAACAAATCAAGAATTGGAAATCACAGTACGAACTGTTTGATACCGACTTCAACGAATGTGATACGGGATACTGCGGACTATGAAGAACCACACAAAGGTCTATCTCAAAGGAATGGGCTACTCCACAACCGACTTTATCCCCTGCGAGGTATGTCAAGGCCAAGCCGTAGACATCCACCACATCGAATCTCGCGGGATGGGTGGAAGCAAAATTGCTGATACCATAGAAAATCTGATGGCACTATGCCGACCCTGCCACGTCACATACGGGGATATTAAAGAATGGAAGGAGCGACTTCAAGCAACACACGATCACCACCTCGCAAAAAGGGTTATTTAGATACAAACCGAAAATAACGGAACTGAACGGATATGAAAGATGACAAAGGCAGGTTCATAGCAGGCAACACAGGAAGGCCAAGCGGAACACCAAACAAGACCACCAATAAAATTAGAGAGGCATTCCAAACCCTCATTGAAGCCAACCTTGAGAATATGACTATATGGCTCACCCAAGTTGCTGCTGATGACCCGAAGGGCGCACTTGACCTGTTGAACAAGATGGCGGAGTACACGACTCCCAAACTCGCAAGGGTGGAGAACTCACACGAAGTGTCGGATGAGCTAACGAAAATCAAGGTAGAGATTGTCCGAACTAAACCTAAAGAGTAGCGAACTCTTTGAAAAGAACTACACCGCCCCAACTCGGATAGTAGTCAATCAAGGCGGCAGCCGTTCTGGTAAGACCTACTCCATTTTGCAGATGCTCATCGTGATGGCGATGGAGGAGAAAGGCAAGGTGTACTCCATCGTGCGCAAGT